ACTTGGCGCCTGTCCTGCTTTTTCTAGCAAGTCATCACGTATGCCTTGATTTTTCTTTTCTATGTTAAGTACCCGAGTGAATGAATTGTTTACTACTGTTGTGTAATAAGCAAATGGATTATCACTCTTATCTTCATTAAACTGAAGACCGATTTGCGCCAGTTGTAACAATGCTTGTCCTCGCATTTCGTCAATGTATGTGTAACCACGCCAGTTAGACCTTTGTGAATATCGTTCTACTAACTTGATATACATCGTTGCCAAAATAGCAGTAATCTTACCCGCACTCAAATCAAATTCTTTATCTTTGTTATGATGTGATAGTCCAACTTCACGAATAACTTTATCTACATATGTGTAGTGCTTGAATGCTGGGAATGGTAATTTTACTTTATGGTCAGCAACAGTTTTAGGATTTGCTTTTCTACCTGGTTCATCAGGTATATGGTCGAATCCCATTATACGAAACACAATTCCATCTTCTGTGAAAGTTGTAGGGTCAATTTCAAAATCAACCTGCTTTTTCTTCTTATCATCATTGGCATCCCACGCTAGTTTCTGAAGACGCTTTGCTTTGTGCTTTCTTGCATCTTCTACTGCACCTGCAATATCATCAGTCGTGTATAATATACTATCGTATTGATGATGCAAGTCCCTGTCTTCAAACCAACAATAGTTAGATTTGGAAATATGAATTTGTTTTAACATATCTTTGTTGTTTAAGTAGTTTTGTCTTCTTGCCATTTGTTATTTCTCCTAAAGTAATACAATTATAACACACATAATACCCTAAAGTCAACTACTTTATGCTTAATATACGGTAAATACTGTTATGGCTGTAAACTTCGTACATTATAGGACGATAAATACTGTTATAATTTTAGGAGTAATACTTATGGCAACCCCATATAAAACAAAACAACCAGTATATTTGAAAGACCCGAGTGGTAGGCTTGACAGCGGACTGGGCAGTAATTGTCTTAACTTTCCGTTCACTCCTACAATATCGGTAATTCAGAGTGCGAATTATTCATCGTATGACTTGACTCATACAAACTTTCAGCAACGTGCGTTTGATAGTCATACTAATATGGACCTTGCTGTTACTGCCCCAATGATTGTGAGAAATGCAGAAGAGGCAGAATATGTGTATAATGCGGGATTGTTTCTTAGGGGCGCAATGAAAATGACATTTGGCCAAGATGAAGATCCTGGAATGCCACCACCAGTGTTGCGATTTTATTCACACGGCATATACGAAAACGTACCTTGTGTCATTCGTGACTTTACTTGGAACTTAGACGCAGATATAGATTATGTTGAAACTACGATTGGTTCAGACGACAAAAAACACAAAATAAGAGTCCCAGTGTATAATATATTTGTACTATCAATATCAACTACTTACTCGCCTAAAGATGTAAGAGAAAAATTTAGTGTTAACGAATATCTGAAAGGCAATTTAAGGAATGAAGGTTATGTATAAAGAAAACTCTCCGTGGAATAAAACTCCCATAATTGATGACCTAATATTAGATGTACTGAAAAAGAGATTTATCTATAAAGATCCGTATGATGAGATATATACTATACCTCAGCAGTTCAATGAACGTCCAGATTTATGCAGTTACGAATTTTATGGCACTGCTAAGTATTGGTGGATATTTGCTCAACGAAACTCAAATATCATATTAGATCCGATAAGAGGATTCACTACGGGAACTGTTATTAGAATTCCGAGTAAAGATAATATTAGTAAGATGGTGTAAATAAATGAATAATTTAAATGATCTAGCCTCTATAGTAGACAATCATCCGTTTACCCCCAACGCTTTGGACGTATATGAAAATTATACTTATAACTTGGAGTTGTTGATAGTTGATCAAAATACAAATCGCAAATTTCTAACACACGAATCATCAATGATTCCACAAATTGTTAACAACAAATGGCCAGGTCCAGAAGATCGCGGCATTACAATAGCAAAAACAGGAGTCAGTACAGAGTTTCTTATAACTGATTTAAATATACAGTCGCAAGGTGCAGGCAAATCACGAAATAGCAAAATTGCAGGAACAGCAATCTTTCTAGATTTTTCAATAACACAAGTCGGCAATACAAACTTAGCAGATACTCTAAATAATTCACTCGTATTATTAGGATACCCAAGTTTACAGAGTACCACGTTATATTTAAAAATCAATTTTCTAGGATATGATAGTGATGGAAACTCAATAAATATAGACAATAGTACGAAAGTTATACCATTTAAACTGTTAAAGCAGATTGAAATGAGAAGTGAAACAGATGCTAGGGGAACCTCTACTCTCATAGAAGGTAGTGTTATCCAAGAAGAGGCTATTACGGGCGAAGCACTTAGTAAAACTCAAAACGGATTTACATACGTGATAGGAGAAACTCTAAAAGACACCCTTGATAATTTCTTTTCTGCACTGAACGAAAGTACTCAACTTACAAATCCAACACTACCAGAAAATCTGCACAATACATTCAAGTATACAACGGCTACAACCTTTGAGAAATATATTAACTCAGATATGGGCAGTCATCTGTCGTTTGACACAACACAAAACATGACACCAGTAGGAACGAGTTCTGCTGAACAAGTAGGAACAGTCGGGCCTATGATGAATATATACGGAATAATATCAGACATAGTTCTTAGTGCAAACAGAGTCAGAGATGAGTTGACTGGATTCAAACATGGCTCAACTCACGTACCAAAAATTATTGCATTTGTGACAGCCAAAGAAGAGGGGTACAATCGTGTAACTGGAGAGAATGTACATAATATTGAGTTTTTTATACATTCTGAAAAGAAGATAGTAGTTCAGAATCAAACACATAAAAATGCAATGGCTTTATCGAGCAGACAGATAGTACAAGAAATATTTGATGATAGATACATAGCCAAGATATATAACTATTTGTTTACTGGTAAAAATGATCAAGTAATAGATTTCAATATTACACTAGATAGAGCATTAGCCAAAACATACACTGTTCCTACCGATTGGTATGGATATGAACATTTTTTAGAGTCAGCCTCTACTGAGGGCGCGCACCTTAATGAGGAATATGCAAAGGTAAAGCAACAGGCACAGGAAGATGTAAAAGAACTCCAAGAGTTAATGGATAAGCAAAAACAGACGATAGATAAACTCCAAAACACTGTTGATTTTGTATCTTCTTCAGTTGTTGGTGCATTTAAAAGAGATATAGGAATGCCCGAACATCTTTCTCACAACAGTACTCTAGAACAGATGGAATTGGCTGTCAATGAAAAAGATAGCATTTTTTCTCCTGAGACAATAGCGCAGTTCAAAAATCTTAAGAAAATTAGAGATAAATTGAATTTATCAATTAGAAGTTGGACAAGGAACAACAGCGCAAGAAAAGACGATGCTTATTATGCCTGGCTCAATTTTGAGTCTGAAAAGCGCGAAAAAGAATTAACTCAACTATTTGATAATGTAACGAGTAGTGGCTCATCCAGAAGAAGAATGATACTAGCTGAAGAATTAGACGATGATGTTATATCCAAGTTATCTAGTGGCGATTTTGATATCATTCTTCAATCTCAACGAAACAATCCCCAGACATTTAGAAAAATCAAAAGTGACCTCGACAGTGGCGATGTCAACCATAAGACATTTAAGTCGACCGATCCCGTACTGGTGGAACAAGCCAAAGCAAAATATTACGAAGCAAATGATAACAATATAAGTATGCAAAACGCATCAATGACTATTAAGGGCGATCCCTTTTGGCTTGATGGCTATATGTCACCTAAAGTTGCGAAGGAATTATTTGGAATAAAAAAAGTTGGAGCAAAATCCACAGACATAAAAATAGATCTTAATCAAGCGCATAGGACAGGTACTAAGCCAGATACTCACGTTAACTACTGTGTAATAGTATCAGGTGTATCTTCCGGGGTCGATATACACGATAACATACTCACTAAGCGTCTTATTACAAGTTTGTATGCTATTAAAAACGTTACTAGTTCTTTCAGAGGCGGTCTATTCACTCAAACATTAGAGATGGTAAAATACAACGAGGCAGAAAAAATGAAGGCTTCTGTAATACCTGAAATGGAACTTGAGCCAGATATACTAAATCCAAACGAAGAAACACGACCAACCACGTTCACGCCACTTATAACTGATATTCCAATTGAAGCAAATGGATTACCTATTACAATTAACAAAGGAACTACACTCGGCCCTTACCAGTTAACACGTCTAACAAAAGTGATAGATGACACGACTGTTGCTATTCTTGAGGTACAGGACCAAACAACAATTCTAGCACCTCCACTGCCAGCCACTGCACCATTAGTAAGGCGATTGACGGCTGCCAACTATCTGACTGAACTAGCAGGCCTAACTCAAGCATGTAATGTAAACTATGGAAACAGTTGTGAATCTATTACAACAAATAATAACAAAATATTAGGCATATACGGCATCGACCCAGAAGACAAAGGAAAGGCTTCTGCAATATCATCAATGAACTCACAACTAAATACCAACATTGCAAATGGCGTTGTGTATTCTGACGAAGAAATTGCGACTTTTCAAATCGCTGCCGGGGGGCAACTAACTGTTACTGGCCATTCTCACGCTGACGTTGACGCGCTGGTGTATGATGCTACTAAAATAAGATACCCAGATGTTATTCTGCAAGAGCAAGTCATCGACAAACCATCATCTGATGTTAGTCGTGAACAAGGCTTTGGCGCATCAGTTGATAATCATATATTATCTGGCGATATGCCTCTTGTCGTTGAAGCATCATCAGAAACACTAATAAATATTCCGCCAACACCACCAATGACTGACGCAGAATTCAAAGCAAAGTATGAGGCGATAAGAGATGATACTACTTGTGTTGGACAATGCCGAACTAAAAAGTTAATGTTGCTGTCCAAGGAAAAGAATGATGCAACAAAGGAACAGTATTATATAGATAATAAAGTTGAAGCAATTGTAAAAGAGGCAAAGGTTGTTAAGAAATTTAATGTAAAGACCAGAAAACTTGAGGTTGTATCTGTGCCAGAAAATACTCTTACAATAACCGAACAAAGCGACATAGATGTATTATCTTCTGGTATCAACACCATTTTAGAAGATACTTCGTTAACTAGCGAGGAAGTAGTAGTAACAAATGATTTGATTGTGACATCGAATGATATACTCAATAAAGACTTAAACAATAATAATCTAATTCTCTCTGAACAGAAGATGTCTCCTCTTTTAGGAGAAATAGTAAATAACTTGACCTCAGAGGCAAAACTAAATGCACTATCGGATGAGGATTACAAAACTGTTAAGACTTATGAAGATGGTATTAAGAAGATAGTCACTACTGCACAGACTGGACACCGTGCTGATTTAGGTTACGCAGTCAATGTTGGCACAACACAGGGCGAAATAGCGGCATTAAGTGCAAAACACGATGCTATAACAGCCACTCCGTATTACTTTGATCCTATTCGCAGAGAAGCTGATAGAATAGCACAAGCAAAACTGGAAGAAGAACTTGCCGCATTGGTTCTTGCGCAACCAGACGAGACGATTACTCAAGTAGCAACTATAGAGACAGCAGGAATAACAAAGTATGTTTCGATTAAAAATCCAGTGACTCCAGTAGAAGTCGATAAACAGCCAATCATAGTTAAGAAATTAGGATCACCAGTTAATACATATGATATTATTTTGCCCGGAACTTCACAAACAGATCTAAGTTATCTCGATTTGATAATAACTGATAATAAATTACATCAATACAACGAAGCGTCCAAGATATATAGGGCATTACTAAGCACTGATTATGGAAGTATGACAACAGTAACGGATGACGCAGGAGTAGAGATTAGTGTCAAAGACTTCTCTATTCTTCCGCCGATGACATATATTGACGCGAATGGTACATTAGTAGACATTCCAGATCCTAGTACATATTTCGGATTACGCACAGTTACTTATAATGATATGAATCCATCGTATGCAAAAGACTACGATGTTCTAAAAGAGAAAATCGCAATATTGTTTCCTAACGTAAGTACGATAGATCCTAATGCCCATAATGTTGTCAAGGAATACACCGAGAACGGTGAATTGATGATCACCATAAGTGGTAAGAAATTTTACATAGAGCAATAACAAAAGGAATAATTAATGGCAACAAATTCAAAATTTGCAAATTTACTTAATAAAGAGTCTGCACAGCAAGATTCTCCCATGGTCAATGCACTCAAATCAGGCATGTACAAGGCTGTGGTTGTTCTTAAAAATCCAACGACTGGCGAAGTTTACATTGACCCAACTGGACGAGGCAGACTAGCCGCGTATATTCCAACATTAGATGGTAATCCATCTAATCCAATGTTCTTTCAACATGCTAGTGCTTCTGGTTCGTTTGGACAACCCGACAAAGAGGGTACAGTAATTTTTGTATTCTTTTCTGAAGTCGGTTCCATAACTGATGGATACTGGATAGCAACTTCACAGCAGATACCTGATATCGTCAGTGGAGGCACAAGAGGTAATCCACATATATCTGGAGATGGACAAGGCGAAGGAGCATTCGCAAATATCGGTGCCGCTAAAGCAACTCCAGTTACAATAAGTGAGGCAAAAAAAGCAGACAAAGATATACTAAACAGTGATAGAAACACAGTCACTGCCGCACAAGGAATATACAGTGATTATTTAAGAGGCTCATCTACTGCATCTCCTCGTAGAGATGCAAACTATACGATACCACAAGGACCAAAAGTTAATGGAATGAGAACGCCAGGGGGCTGTGCAGTCACAATGGACGATGGTAGTATCGATGATACGGGTGAAATTCATTCAGAGCAAATAAGAATAACAACACAATCAGGCGCTAGTATTATTTTAGATGGTGGCAATGATTTTATTTACGTTGTCAACAGTAGTGGTTCGGGCTGGGTAGAAATTGGAGCAAGTGGTGAAGTGATGGTTTACGCAGAAGGCTCACTGAATATGAGAACAGAAAAAGATTTCAATCTTCGTGCTGATAAAAATATCAACATAGAAGCAGGTGAAAATATTAATATGCGTAGTGTTAAGTCCACTAAGATTAATGCTACCGAAGAATTACATCTACGAAGCAAAGGAACACAATTCTTACAAAGTGAGGCAGGAATGAACATTGATGTCGGAGTTAATTGTTTAGTAACAACAGGTGGTATATTACATTTAAATGGACCAATTGCACAAAAATCAGAACTCATCCTAGTTGGTGAAATGGAAGATATGCAAAATTCTGAAAGTACAAAACTCAAAGAGACCATTGTTGCATCAATGTGTACTCATGAGCCATATATTAGACAACACGCAAAAGAATTAAAAGATACTGCAAGTGCATATGCGATTGCATCAGCAAGTGACGAAGGCATAAAGAATGCAAAAAAGTAAGGATAGACTATGATTTATGACAAACGAAAAGGTTCATTATTAAATTACATACAGTTGCCATTGAATGTAATAACCCCAACTGGTACGTATTTGGGAACGGGATATGACGCAAAGGGCAAACCAACCTACATACTATCTCATATGAGAGTGAACGTAGAGAGTATAAACACCTTGACGTTTTCATTGATGAGCAAAGATGCTATAATACTAGACAACAAACCAACACTTGAGATAACCGACAATGTTGCTGGTTATAAGTATAATATTTCAAACACAGAAACTAAGTACGGATATATAACTGTTGCAAGTACTCGGATAGATATAACATCTAAAAAGATAACGAAGTCAATGGCTGAATTTATTTTAGAAAAACAATTGCGAAATATAGGTAATATATTAGAAAAGTTTATCAAAGTAAAAATAGCACAACCACAATATGATGCACTATTGTATCATTTCTTTAATGAAGGAACTGACACAATAGAAAATAGTTCAGTGATTGCTCTTATAAATGCAAAAGATTGGTATTCGGTAACAGACGAAATTCAAACAGGTTTAATGAAAAACGGCAGAGTAGACGACAAATTAGCACAACGAAAAATGAAAACTGCAAAGATGTTCAGTTACGTGCCGAGTTTTTCTTAACGATTTACTAAGACTTTATCTGCTAAACCATACGCAACAGTTTCTTCTGCTGACATAAAGTTATCTCGTTCCATTGCTTGAGTTAATTCATCGAATGTTTTTCCAGCAGAATTATGACTTACATAGATTTGAGTTAATCTCTCTTTAAGTTTCATCATTTCATCAACTTGAATCTTCATATCAGTTGCTTGTCCACCTGCACCGCCACTTGGTTGATGTATCATTGTACGAGCATTTGGTAACACATGCCTCTTATCTTTTGCTCCTGCTTGTGCAAGAAGTGAACCCATACTACATGCTTGTCCCATTACAGTAGTTGCAACATCAGACCCGATAAACTGCATAGTGTCATATATTGCCATACCAGATGTTACTGCCCCGCCAGGAGAGTTGATATAAAAATGAATATCTTTTTCTGGATTCTCTGCTTCTAAGAACAACAACTGGGCACAGATTAAGTCAGCCTGATAGTCATTCACTTCACTAGTCAAAAATATTACTCTTTCTTTTAATAAACGAGAGAAAATATCGTAACTACGTTCTCCATTTGCTGACTGGTCAACGACCATTGGTACTAGATTTGGCATAATTTATTGTCCTTGTTGTGATTACTAATGTTATTTATATACTATCATAACATTATTCTGTCCATTTGTCAATCTAAAACTGCGAAGTTTATATGAAGATAAATACATTTAGTAATTAACTATAGAGAAAAGAACAAAATGGCATTATTCGCTGGTTTTAGTACAAAAAATAAAAAAGCAATCAATCATGTGTTGACTGATAAAGATTTGGTGGTCGAAGACCTTATGAATCATATTATGACTCGCAAGGGAGAACGTGTAATGCTACCTAATTATGGCTCTATTATTCATGATATGATATTTGAACCATTAACATCTGAAACAACTGAGTTAATTGAAGAAGATTTGACAGAAATTATAAAAGATGATCCACGATGTAACTTTGTTAGTATTGAAGTTAGTGATTCTGACCATACTGTTAACGCAATCGTGCGCCTTGAAATTCTACCATCAAAAGAGCCAGTAGAATTAATTATAGATTTAGAGAGAGAATAATATGAGCCAAGAACGAACAGACAATTTATTTGCAAGTGAGAGTTGGACAGCAGTATACACTGCATTTACTAACATCAGTCTTAAAGCATATGACTTTGATACAATCAGAGAGGCATTATTAGCCTATACGGCTCAAACTTATCCTGATAAATTTAATGATTTCATTGCAAGTTCAGAATTTATTGCTATCTTAGATTTAGTCGCATATATGGGGCACAGTTTAGCATTCAGATTAGACATGAATACTAGAGAGAACTTCATGGACACTGCTGAACGTAGAGCAAGTATTCTACAAATGGCAAAGACGTTAGGTTACAACAAAACTAGACCAATCAACGCAAAAGGTTTTATGAAGATTACTAGTATAACGACTGACGAAGGTGTTCTTGACAACGAAGGTGTTACTTTGGCTGGAAAGAGTGTCAATTGGAACGACAGTAACGATATAGATTGGTATGAGAACTTCATCAGTATTCTAAATTCTTCTTTCTCTGGCACAACTAAAATTCAGAACCCATCATCTACAATGACTATTTCAGATGTCGAGCATTCTGTGTATAACATAAATGAAGATGCTACAGCAAAAAGTGTAATTTATCCATTCACTTCTAATATTAATACAAAGAGCAGAAGATTTGAAGCAGTGTCAGTTGCATTAGATACTGAAAACACTACTATTGGCGAAGCGGAACCAAAAGCAACCAATAACTTTACAATCATCAATAGAAATGATAATTTAGGTTCAGCAAGTGATAGAACTGGATTCTTTGTTTATGCAGTTGCTGGATCACTTGAATATAAAGATTTCACATACAACAACAAAGTATCAAATAGAATAGAAGCAATAAATGAGATTGATATATCTAATTCTGATGTATGGGTACAGAAGATAGACTCAGCAAGAACATATACGTCAAGTGTGGCATCAATCGACAACGATACAAGAGAGACAGCAATCTACAATAGTTTGCGCAATGGTTCAGGAGATATAGTAAGTATTAATTCCACAGACAATAATGGAATTGAACTACATTATCCAGATGGCGTTTTTGGCAACGCGGCGTCTGGCAACTACAGAACATGGTACAGAAAAGTTGACAATGATAATTTCTCTGTAAACTCTAATGATATTATTAACAAAATTATAACAATTCCATATATTGGAACTGATGGCAGAACATATAGACTATCATTAACAATGTCAAGTACGATTGACTTTGGTGAAAACTTCGCTGGTGAAACATATTCTAGTGTGAGAAGAATTGCTCCAAGAAGTTATTACGCACAAGACAGAATGGTCAACGCACAAGATTATAATGTGTATCCTCTGTCATTAGGAAACAATGTAATTACGAAGTTGAAGTCAGTAAATACATCATTTTCTGGCAACTCACGTTTCTATGAGATGGATGACGTTCTAGGACATCACTCTAACTTGAGTGTAACTGGCTCAGACGGAAGTCTATTTGTCGAAGACGAAGAAATATCAATTCCATTGAGTTACAATAAACTACAAGGAAAGAGTGATAACTTTATAAGAAACGAATTAACTAAAGCACTGAAACATCCAAGTTTATTGAATAGTTATTTTCATAAGTATCGAAGCA